TGTGTTTATAGGTTCTACTGCTGACCTTCAGCGAATACTACGTGATGAGGAAAAAGTGATTGATGTTGAACCCAGCGGAAAAGAATAGTTACCTCGGCAATCCCAACGTAAAGAAGGATGGTGTTGCGGAGGAATGGACTGAGGAGTCGGTAAAAGAATACGCTAAGTGTATGAATGACCCAGCGTATTTTGCGAGAACCTACGTAAAGATTATCTCACTTGATGACGGACTTGTTAACTTTAACTTGTATCCATATCAAGAGAAGATGTTCAATCACTTCAACGATAACCGCTTCTGCGTAGTACTTGCCTGCCGTCAATCTGGGAAGAGTATTTCGTCTGTAGTGTATATCCTATGGTATGCGATATTCCATCCCGAAAAAACAATTGCAGTGCTTGCCAACAAAGGTGCAACTGCAAGGGAGATGTTAGGTCGTGTTACGCTCGCATTGGAAAACTTACCGTTCTTTTTACAGCCAGGTTGTAAAGCACTTAATAAGGGTAGTATTGAGTTTAGTAATAACTCTAGAATTATTGCGGCTGCCACCTCAGGCAGTTCTATTCGTGGTATGTCTGTCAACCTCCTGTTTCTTGATGAGTTCGCTTTTGTGGAAAGAGCAAATGAGTTCTACACTTCCACATATCCTGTCGTGTCGGCTGGTCGAGAAACTAAAGTTATTATTACGTCAACTGCTAATGGAATCGGAAACCCCTTCGAGAAAATCTGGACAGGTGCAAAACAAGGAGTAAACGAGTTCAAACCTTTCGAGGTTAATTGGAATGATGTGCCAGGCCGAGATGAGGAGTGGAAGCGTCAAACAGTTGCGAACACGTCACAACTACAGTTCGATCAAGAATTTGGTAACACCTTCTTCGGAACAGGTGATACACTAATCAACGCAGAGACACTTCTGTCACTACGTGCAAAAGACCCCATAGAATATCTAAATGGGGGAGACTTCCTAGTTTACGATAAGCCACAAAAAGATCACGAGTATCTTGTATGTGTCGATGTATCGAAGGGAAGAGGACAGGACTATTCTACGTTTAACGTTATCGACATTAGCACGAAACCATTTAAACAGGTTGCCGTCTATCGCAATAATTCTATATCGCCTGTGCTGTTTCCTAATATTATATATAAGTATTCGTCTCTCTACAACGATGCATATGTGGTAATTGAGTCAAATGATCAAGGTACGGTCGTTTGTAATGGTTTGTATTATGATCTAGAGTATGAGAATGTATATGTTTCATCGGCAGTAAAAGCAAACTCTATCGGTATCGAGATGACTCGCAAGAGTAAACGTCTTGGTTGTACCGCCATCAAGGATATACTTGAGGAAGGCAAACTAGAGATTGTAGATGAGAACACTATCCTAGAGATCAGTACGTTTGTAGGTAAGGGACAATCCTACGAGGCATCTGACGGTAACCATGACGATCTAATGATGAACCTAGTGATGTTCGGATACTTCGTATCGACCCAGTTCTTTGCGGACATGACAGATATCAACCTCAAACAGATGATGTTTGAAGAGAAGATGTTGGCGATCGAGAATGATGTACCTCCAGCTGGTTTCATTGATGATGGTTCCGAACATATCGAAATGGAAGAACAACAGATGCAACCAGGCGAGGATATGACAGAGTGGTTAGAACGTTTACAAGGTGAGGTAGGTGTACACGAATGGGACTGAAAATCTTTAAAGTATAAATAAAGGTATTGAAGAAAGAATCCGTATAATGTACACTTATAATTCGCAAACCGAAAAAAGGAAAAAGTTATGGCAACATCAGCTTCTCCCGCAATTGTAGTCAAAGAGATTGATCTCACTGGTGTAGTACCCAGTGTTACGTCATCAACTGGCGCCTTTGTAGGGAAATTTCGTTGGGGGCCTGTACAAGAACGCACATTAGTATCAGATGAAACTGGTCTAGTTAGTGTCTTCGGCGCACCCGACACATCAAGTAATGTGGACTTTTTGTCCGCAGCTTCCTTCTTACGATACTCAAGCGCACTTTACGTAGTACGTGAAGTAGACGAAGCAGCAAGAAACTCCTCATCCTCCTACATAGTAGAGGCAAATAAGGATTCTGACGCTTCACAAGTATTAGTTAAGAATAAATCACATTTCGACACATTAACATTAGGTACTCTTGGAGATACCACTACCACTGTTGGTACAGGCGAAGATGCCGTCCACACCTTCACCGAAGGTAATAAGACTGGATCATTTGTCGCTAGATATGCTGGCGCATTAGGTGATGGTCTTGAAGTATCGTTCTGTCCTGCTGGTAACGACAGTGACGGTGGTACATTCTTTAGTCAGTGGGATTATGCTGGTCAATTCGATCAAGCACCTGGCACTTCACCTTACCTATCGTCTCTAAACGCTAGTGGCGCTAACGATGAGATGCACATTGCGATAACTGATCGTACTGGTGCTATCTCTGGTACTGTTGGTACAGTTCTAGAAACTTTCGCACATGTATCTATGTTGAAAGGTGCTAAGACTACAGACGGCGCACCGAACTACATCAGTGACGTAATCAACAATCAGTCTAACTATGTCTACAACCCATACTTTGGGGATGACTCTGCATTTGGTGCAACTCACAATAACTTCGCTAAGAAGTTTGGTGCTCAACCTACTGTTGATTCCGCTGAAGACTACTCTAACTCTTTCAAACCGTCAACATTTGGTACTGATTGGACTAATGATCTTTCTAAGATTAAACTAGGTGGTGGTGCAGACGGTGGTGCTATCGGCACTTCTGAGTACGCTACTGGTTTTGATCTGTTCGAAGATACTGAAACTGTACAAGTCGATATGTTAATCGCACCTTTGCATCCTAACAAGACTGACGGTAACACCGTTGTAAATGATCTTGTTTCTATTGCTAAAGGTCGTCAAGATTGTGTTGTAACTACTTCCCCCGATAGAGCTGCTATCACAGGATCTGCTCCTGTAACTGGCACTACCGATTTTGCGAGTGGTTGTACTCGATCATCATACCTAGTTATTGATAATAACTTCTTGAAGGTATATGACAAGTACAACGATGTGTATGTTAACATCCCTGCTAACTCATCAACTGCTGGTCTATTCGCTGGTACTGATGCAGTAGCTGCACCTTGGTTCTCTCCTGCTGGACAGAGACGAGGTAACTACTTAGGTGTAACAGACATTTTATCTAACCCTAACAAATCGCAGAGAGATACTCTGTACAAAGCAGGCATTAACCCAATCGCCAATATTCCAGGCAGTGGTGTTATCCTATTTGGTGATAAGACTTTCGAAAGTCGTCCAAGTGCATTCGACCGAATCAACGTTCGTAGATTGTTCCTTGTACTAGAAAGACAAATCGCCTTAGCTGCTAAAAACGTAATGTTTGAGTTCAATGATGAGTTTACTCGTTCTGAATTTGTTAACATCGTAGAACCTTTACTTCGTGAAGTACAAGGTCGAAGAGGTATCACTGACTTCCGTGTCGTTTGTGACGAAACAAACAACACACCAGCAGTCATTGATAGAAATGAATTTATCGCTTCAATCTTCATCAAACCCGCTCGTTCAATTAACTTCGTAACGTTGAACTTCGTTGCAGTTAGAACTGGTGTTGAGTTTGAAGAAGTAGTTGGCACGGTATAGAGGAGATAAGAAATGGCTGTATTAGGTGTAGATGACTTTAAGTCGAAACTCCGTGGTGGAGGCGCACGTCCCAATCTCTTCAAGGCAACATTGAACTTCCCTGCTTACGCTGGTGGTGATGTAGAATTATCATCATTCTTGTGTAAGACAGCGGCATTACCTGTGTCAGAAATGGCACTGGTAACTGTTCCGTTCCGTGGCCGCCAATTGAAGATTGCGGGCGATCGTACTTTCGCTAACTGGACTGTAACCATTATCAACGATACTGATTTCAGTGTTCGTGATGCTATGGAACGTTGGATGAACGGTATCAACGCACACGCTGCGAATACTGGTTTCTCTAACCCTGTAGATTACGAAGCGGATCTATCCGTTGATCAACTAGACCGCAATGGAGATGTATTGAAAACATACAACTTCCGTGGTTGTTTCCCGACCAATGTGTCGGAGATTGCATTGTCTTACGAGACTAACGATGTGGTCGAAGAGTTTACTGTAGAATTTGCTATCCAATATTGGGAATCAAATACTACTAGTTAATTCTGGTATAAGTAATGAATGGAAGGGGGGAATTGTCTCCCCTTTCATTTTACTATTAAGGTTTTGAGGTTTTTAAATGGCAGACGAGAATAACGGTTTAAAACTCTTTGGGTTCGAACTCAAAAGAGCGGAGAAAAAACCGAAAGAGAAAGAAAAACTACAATCTATTGTACCAACGGCAGATCCCGATGGTGCTGGATATGTAACTGCCTCTGGGTCACACTTTGGTTCGTACATCGATATGGATGGTGCGGATGCAAAGGACAATACCCAACAGATTCAAAAGTATAGGGGTGTTGCACAACATCCTGAAGTCGATGCAGCTATCGAAGATATTATCAACGAGTCAGTGTCTGGTTCCGAAATGGAATCACCTGTAGAACTCGATCTCGATAACGTTAAGACATCTGACAAAATCAAAAAACTAATGGTTGAAGAGTTTGATGCCATATGTGGTATGTTGAACTTCAACGAATTAGGTCACGATATTTTCCGTTCATGGTACGTAGATGGTCGTTTGTATCATCACCTAGTCGTGAACGAAGCGAACATGAAGATGGGTATCCAAGAGATCAGACCCATTGATGCAGCTAAGATGCGTAAGGTTCGAGAAGTTAAGTATAAGAAAGATCCTGTAACTAATGCAAAGGTTGTAGACAGAACAGATGAGTTCTATATCTACCAAGAGAAAGCAGGACAACAGTCTGGTGTTAAACTAAGTCCAGATTCAGTATCCTATGTTACTTCTGGTCTACTAGATCCTTCTAGAAAACGTGTAGTATCTTTCCTACACAAGGCAATCAAACCAATTAACCAGTTGCGTATGATGGAAGATTCATTGGTAATCTACCGTCTCGCACGTGCGCCTGAACGCAGAATCTTTTACATAGATGTCGGTAACTTGCCTACACAGAAGGCAGAGAAACACATGAAAGACATCATGTCTCGTTATCGTAACAAGTTAGTATACGATGCGAACACAGGTCAATTGAAAGATGACCGCAAACATATGTCTATGTTGGAAGACTTCTGGTTACCACGTAAAGAAGGTGGTCGTGGTACAGAAATCTCTACACTGCCTGGCGGTGAGAACCTTGGACAGATTGATGATATCATCTACTTCCAGAAGAGATTGTATCGTGCGTTGAACGTACCTCTATCACGTCTAGAACAAGAGGCACAGTTCTCTCTAGGTCGTGCAACAGAGATCAACCGAGACGAAGTTAAGTTCCAGAAGTTTATTGACAGACTGAGAAAACGCTTCTCTAATCTGTTCCTACATATTCTAAAGAAACAACTAATCCTAAAGGGTATTATTACTGAACAGGATTGGGAAGAGTGGAAGAATGACATCACGGTAGACTATATCCGTGACAACCACTTCTCTGAACTCAAAGAAGCAGAGGTTCTACGTGAACGTCTACAGACTATGGATCAAGTATCTCAGTATGTTGGTGAGTACTTCTCTAAAGAGTGGGTTTGGAAAAACGTATTACAAATGCAAGAGGACGAGGTTGAGAATATCCTGAAACAAATCGCAACCGAAGCCAATGCAGAAACAGGTAATGAAGACGAATTTTAATTGGAGAAAATCATGAGTGAAGCAGAAGCAACTGAAGTAGAAGTACCTGAAGTTGAAAAGACACAGATGGAATTAAACCTCGATAATTTCGTGGACGCTATTCAAGCGACCAACTATAATCAAGCAGGCGATCTATTCAACGACATGTTGGGTAGTAAGTTACAGGATGCTATGGATGCCGAGAAGGTTGCGGTAGCCGCAGACATCTTCAACAACAATGACGAAGACATCGATATCGAAGATCTTGAACTAGATCTTGAAGATGACGTAGAAGAAGATACCGAGGTTGAGT